TTAATCGTGTCGGCGTCAGCTCCGCGCAGGATGTCCGCGAGCGCCCATTTGACGTCTATCTTTGTTGACGGCCTGGGATAGTTCTGGATTTGCGGGCCGCGGCCAGCCCAGCGGAGTGTGCGCATTGCCCCGCCGTATTGCACGAGGTTCCTGATGCGACAGTCGTCGCCCATGAACTCGCGCATGGCGCGCAATTTCGCGGTCGAGGTTTTCGCGCCTTCCTGATAAAGACTGATCACCGTCCGCTGCCGATTGGTCAGCGGCGCTTTCAACACCAGGGGCAGGAGGCGCCGGTCGAGGCTGTCAATGACGACGCCGTCGCGTTGGAGCCATTCGACAATGCGCGCCGTCTGGGTCGGGCTAGTGATTGTGTGGTCGGTGAGTTCGGCCAGCTTACGGCCAACGCGGACGATTTCCGAATCGACGACGCGCTGCATGGCGTCGACAGCGCCGAGGTCGACGCGCAACCCGCGCATGTTCATGCGCGCATCAAGCAGCCAGACTAGCCGTTCTTTCGGCGGCATATTGGGAAGTGCGCGGGCCACCGCGCGCTCGGTCCGGACGTCCTGGGCGCAATACTCGCCCAGGCGGATCAATCGGTCGGGATCTTCACGATCCCACCAGCGCGGCTTTCCATTGTCGGTGAAGCCCCTTGGCTTCATCATCTGCTTCATCAGGCGACCGCCCTCGGCGTCCTTGCGCATGGGGGCGCCGACAACTGGCGCAGCATGCTCAAGCTTGGGCGGCGCGCCCCAGAACAGGGCGCGCGCCATCGAGCAATGGAAGCGGTCGATAGGGAGAGGCGGCAGTCCGTGCAGGCGGACGCCGATCTCGTTCCAGATCATGAATTCGAAAATGGCGTTCCAGGCGTGGAACTCGACGCCGGCCTCAATCGTGCGCAATAGGCGCGGCGGCGGCGGCTTGTAGTCCGGAAACCAGACCTCGGGCGGTTGGTCGTCGAGAGCAAAGGCGAAGCAGAGGATGCGGGTCGATGGCTCGCGTGCGTACTTGTAAGCCCCCATGCGCGTGAGGTTGCCAAGGCTTGCGGTTTCAAAATCACCCGACAGGCGCATTCCCCAGCCCCAAAAAACCAGGCCAGAGATGGGGCTCCCTGGCCTGTCACCAAGCTTCCGGCTTCAGACTTGATCATCATCCTCGCCGAGCTCATCATCATCGAAGGTCTCGGCCGCGCTTTTGCGGCCATCAAGGCGCTTCAGGCCTTCGCTGCGCACGATCTGGACGTTGTGCAGATAGAGGCCAATGCCCTTGTTGCCGTTCTTGTCATAGGCGAACGGCGCGACGGAGAAACGCGCCAATTGCCCGGGCCAGACATCGTTGGGGTCGAGGATGTCGTTCAGGGCCGAATCGACGAGCCCGGGCCTCTGCTTGGCCCAGGCGTTGATGAAAGTCTCGAATTCGTCGGGGATGTTTTCCTTTTCGTCGGCCTTGCGGATTGGCGTGCGCACGGTGCGTCCCAGGATAAGCTTGGGAAAAGAGGCCGCCGCCAGCTTTTCGATCGCCTCCTTCATCTCTTTGAAGGCGGGGCGCTTCATATTCTCCGGCGTAAAGAGCAGCACGCCGGAATAGACTTTGTCGGTGTTCCCCGGCGCGCGCTCGCGCGGCGTGAAGAAATGCGGGTAGGACAACGTGCCCACGGGCGTCTTGATCTGCGACATGACGTTACTCCTAGTCGTTACGCGAGGCTCGCTTTGAACGCCTCGATTGCGGATTGAAATTTCATCGCCGGCCGGGGATCGGCGTCTGCGACCAAGGTGGGCTTGCCGGGCGGCTGGTTGACCAAGCCGTCCAAAATTTGCTTCGGGTCGCGCTGCCAGAGCTTGAGGACATTCTCGACTTGGAACGGCGACTTGAGCGTCGGCGGCTCGAACAGTTGCTCAGCCTTGAACGAATCGATGCCGCTGCGCTTGGTGATCTCTTTCCAGACCGCGCCCTCGTCGGTGGCCCAAGCGCGCTTCGACCGGCCCTCAACAAGCTTGAAGCCGGGCACGTCCTCGCCGCGCCGGTTGCGCAGTGTCGCTTCAACCCGCAGCGCCGCCATCCAGTCCGTGAGTCGCATAGCGAGGCGCAGGCGCTCGCCCAGCTCGATCGGCGATATTTCGCCGCTGTTTGAGCCAAAGGCGGCCCTGGCGGCCTCCTGGGCGATCCGGTGCTTGAGCGGGCAATAGGCCAGGGCCGAACAGAAGCGGCACCAGGGGCCGTCCTGCAGGCTGTCGTCGCCTTCGACGACGCGGGCGACCGCCGGCAGGAGACGACTATCGCGCCACATCAAGAGGTCGATGAGGTCGATCGTCCATTCCTTGACCCGCGCCCCTTCGATGCGCGGCTGGACGATCACCAGCCGAATCTCCTGCACGGAGTCGGCGATCTCATCGAATGTCTCGTAGGCGGCCAGCGCGTAAAACAGCGCTTGGCTGTTGTCCTCGGCCTCGACGACGACGCCCTTGCCGAACTTGAAGTCGACGATGTGCAAGGTCTTGTCGACCAGGGCGGCGAAGTCGGCGGTGCCGAAGCATTCCGCCGGCAACGCCGACACGATCACAACCCGCTGTTCGAAAGCATGCCAGTCGGATTGCTTGCGAAGGGGCGTGACGACGTGGAGGTAAGCGTCGATCGCGTCCTCCATTTCGTGGGTGACGACGACGTCGTGGCCGTCAGCCTTTAAGACCGCCCCTACTGAGGGCCTGGAAGCCCCGCTAAGGGCCGCCTCGGCGATCTTATGGGCGACGACGCCCTCGGCCGCGTAGCTCGACGTGCGGCCTTCGTAGGGTCGGGAAAGGGGCACCGAACCGGGGCACCGCATCCAGCGGGCTGACGACGATGCCCCCAACTCGGCGTGCGCGGTCATGGGCCAGCCTGCAGCTCGGCGAGCAGCTTGGCCGCGCCCGTGATCGAATCGTCCTTGAGGTCGCGCAGACGGCTCACGCCCTGGCCGTCGCGCCAAGCGGTGATCTTTTCCCGCACGGCGGGCTCGCCGCACATGTAGATCTCGGTCAAATCTTTGATGATCTTGTCGCGGTCGAGTTTGTCGTTGCCGCCCTCGGCAGAGGCCTTGCGTCCGCGCCGGCCTTGAGGCTTCTCGTCCGCCAATTGCTTAGGCGGCGTGGCGTCGGCGCCACTGCCGGGCAATGGTTCTAGAGTTGGCTTATGCTTCCCAACTCCCAACTCTTCAGGCGTAGAAACGAGCTGCGGGCTTTTCAAACGGCCTACCAACACGTCGAGCTGATGAATCAGATCGGCGCTGCTGGTCGCTTCGATTGTCAGATGGACAGGCATTCGTTCGTTTCCTTTCATGATGAACTGCGCAATGCGGATCAGACTGCGTTCTCCGGCTCAATGATGGCTTCAGAGATGCGGACCTTGCGCTCCAACACGCGCGCGATTGCGACGTCGATCGAGCCCTCGAGCGCGAGGATGCACGCATTGACCGACGATGGCTGACCGTAGCGATGCGCGCGTGAAGCGGCCTGATGCATAGTCTTCGGGGTCCAATCGCTTTCGATGAACCAAACGTTCGAAGCCACCGTCAGCTCGATCGCCTCGGAGGCGATATTGATCTGACCGATAAAGACTCGAGTCTCAGGATCAGTTTGAAAGCGTTCAATCAAACCCGGACGTTCGTCTTTTGGCGTGTCGCCGTCGATGCAGACGACGCCATAGCCGGCAAGCCCCTGCTCCAAAGCGTCGATCACGGCGCGATGGACGGCGAACACGATCAGTTTGTCGCCTTGCGACTCGGCCAATTCAACCCGCAGCTCGGCAAGCGCCGCCTGCACTTTGATGACCCCGGTCAGCCGGCGCACGGTCGCCGAATGCGGCGAGGCGTTCACGACGGCCAGCATCTCGTCGCCGCTCTTGACGCCGACGTCACGCATGAGTTCAGCCTCGGCCAGCCGGCATTCCTTGATCAGGGTTTTGGGAACGACGAGGTCGGAGGGGTGGATCGGCACCACGGTCCACAGGAGCGGAGGGAGATCCTTGAGGACATCCTTCTTACGCTTTCGATGCATGAACGGGGCGAGACGTTGGCGCAAATCGCGAACGGCCTCGGGCTTCTCGCCCACAATCTGCTCGAAGGGCCGACCGGCGCGCCAAACTGTCCTGGTGACGCAATAGCGCTCGACGAAGCTGTCACGCCCCAGCGAATGGAGCAGGTCGGGACGAAGGGCGCGCAGATGGGTCCATAGTTCCCCCGGATGCGCGAGCATCGGCGTGCCGGTCAAGAGGACGACGCAGGCGGCACTCGAGGCGATCGCGCCGCCCTTGCAGCCTGTGCCGTAAACCGCGCGCGTGCGCTTCGAATTCGGCTCTTTGAGCGCATGCGCTTCGTCGATCGCCAGGAGATCCCAGCAGGCGTCGATCAACATGCGCACAAGCTTCGGGTTGGTCGACAACTTGTCATAGCTGACGATGACGAAGCCGACGGACGGGAGCGCATCGCGCGCGTCCTTGACGATATGGACCAAACGCGGGGTACCGGCCCACTTCTTGACCTGGTCACCCCAAACATACACGGCGAGGCTAGGGCAGATTACGAGGACACGCCTCGCGGCGACCCGGTCGGCGATGGCAATTGCGATGCGCGCCTTGCCGGTGCCAGTGTCATGCGCCAGCATGGAGGCGGTCTTGCCGTCGACCAAAGCGAAGTCGATGCCTTCCTCTTGATGCGGAAAGAAGGGCCGATCAAGCATCGCGCTCGCAGCACCTGAGTCGACGCCGAGGACGCGCATTTCTAGACCTTGTCGCGGACCGGAACCTTCGGCCCCGCGCCCTCAATGAAGAACAGGAGATTGCCTCGCTCGGGATCGGTCGAGCGCACAAGCTCCGCCTTCCGTCCAGTCCTTTTCCGCCAACGACGGAATACTTCCCTTGCCGAATTGACCGACTGCACCTCGATCGCGTCGCCGTGTTTCAAAGCGTCGAAGTCGTAGCGTTCGCGTTTTCCCGCCATCGCTGGCAATTCAAGGCCTCTGAGGATACGCATGGGCATCGAGTTGGTGAGAGTTTGGCATAGTTGGGATATGATTCCAACATCCAAACGTCACAGTCAAGATTTCTTGTTGTTCACCGAAAGCCCCGCGTGTTCGGTTCCTCGCAAACGCCTGACATTTGGCTTTTGTTGGCGTGTTTACGTTCTGATGCGGGTGTTGTTGGAGTGTGTTGGTTTTTGTTGTGTTTGTTGGGCGACAAGGCTATAGCTTTCGTGGCATGCCAAGGGGCATGTGCCATAAAAGATATGGAGCCGCCACGCATATGACCAAACCACCTTATAGGGCGATCGATAGGGTGATCGTGACTCATCCAGATGATGACCACGAATTCCCGCGACGCCTGCGCGCCGAGCTCGACAAGCAAGGCCTGACACAATCTCAACTTGCAGTTAGAATCTGGGGCCATACGGTCGATTCCAAGGGAGCCAAGGTCGCCAAAGGCAAAGACCGCATCTCCGAATGGCTTTCAGCGAAGGCTCGTCCAAGCGCCGAAAATTGCGAGAGGCTCGCCCGAGCGCTCGAGCTCAAGGTCTCCGACCTGATGGTCGTCTCTCATCACAGCAGCAGGGGAGGAGCCGAAACCTTGCCGTTCTCGGCGATCGAGAGCGACGCCCATCCCGGTATGACCCTGCTGCACATCCACAAACTCGTGCCAACGACGCTTGCGGCGAAGATTCATCTAATGCTGGCCGAAGCCGACGACGCCCAGAAAAAGGACTCCGATGGAAAAGCTATATCGCTTTGAGCAAGTTGGCTGCGACGAGTTGCTAGAGGCGCTCGATCTCGCCTCGCGCGTGAGGTGTGCTTGCGGGGACATCGATCGGATTGATGAGGCCTACGATGCGCATCGCCGTCGCAGGCTGGCCAATCCATGATGACGACTACGGGTCCGTTCCTGACCGACGAGCAGTGCGGTGCGATCGTGCAAAAAAGCGCCTCGACCATCGCGCGTTGGCGTAGGGAACAAAGTCTTCCTTTCATTCGCGGCAGACCGCCCTTGATCGAGCTGCCGACATTCCTCGAGTACCTAGCCAAGAAAGAAACGAAACGATGCCCACCAACGAAGCCGCCCAGACGATCGACTTCGCGACGCTCAAGCTCGCGGTGGACAAAGTCGCAGGCGACTACCGCCGGAACACGACCGGCAAAATCGAATTCACCTACGTCGAACGGCCTTCTGGACGTGTCCGCTATAAGTCGACAGGCTATTCTGACCGCACGGCTGCAGAGGCGTGGCTGAGAGCCTACAAGGCCGAACTCCTGAACCTCGCGGGCGCGAACGAGGTCGAGCGGCCGTTTCGAGAGGTCGTGCCTCTGTGGCTCAACGCCAAGGGCCTGATCGGAAAGAGCCCCGACAAGAACATCCACCAGGGCGGCCATTTGCTGCGCATGTGGGGCGACCGACGCCTGTCGACGCTCACCCCCGAGGATCTTGAAGGCTATCGCGCCTTCCGGCTCAAGACGGTCAAGCCCGGCACGGTCATCAACGAGATGAAGGCGTTTCAGAATTGCTGGCGCTGGGCGACTAAGCGCAAGCTGGTTTCGGCCGAGCGCGACCGGTTCGACTTCACTGAACTAATGCCGAACAACACGACGTTCGTGAAGCGCAAGGCGCTCAAGGAGGAGCAGACCGATCACCTGTTTGAGCTGTTCACCGGCCAGCTCGACAAGGATGGCCGGCTCATGCACGTCGCCATATTCGGCGCCATCGCGATAGATACGGGCGCGCGCAAGACCGCGATTGAGGAATTGACCTGGGACCGGGTCGATCTCGAAAACCTCGTGATCGACTTCCGCCTACCGGGCGGCGAGATTCACAACAAGCGCCGCGTCAAGTCGCCGATCTCGCCACGCCTTGCGGTCATCCTCAAGCGCGCCTTCGATCAGCGTCGCAACGAATGGGTCTTGCGAGCCGAGATCAAGTCGCAGACGACGATCTGGAACGCCTGGAAGGCCGCCGTCGAGGGAACCGAATTTGCCGATACGCACCCGCACCTGATGCGGCATTCCTTCGTCACCCAGTGCTTGCGGCGCGGCATGACGATCGAGGAGGTGGCCGAGGTGATCGGCGACGATCCGGCTATCCTGCGCAAGCACTACAAGGACGAGATCCCCGAATTCCGCAAGCGGATGAAGTGGGGGGAGAAAGCTTCGGTCGGCGATAAGAGCGCTGGGATTGTCGACCTCGATCGCGCGCGCATCGTCGCCAATCTTCGGCGCATGGGCGTCGCCGAAGACCTGATCGCAGCCGTCCTTAAGGATATGGACGGTAAGCCAGACGCGGCATTGGTCGCGGCGGTATAGAGATATAGCGGCGAGCTCAGACCGAGCCCACTGTTCTTGGGGAAAGCGCTAGTTCTACTGAGTCACATTTTCCGCAGATTCGCTGCGCCCTCGGATTTGGTAACCTGCCGATTCGGCTGGGCGGCGAATGGCGGGGAAAATGGA